ATCGTATGTCCGGCTTTGATGATCTCTTTTACGATGTTTCCGGCCGGGGTGTTTAGTAGTTCTACCTTTCCCATAAGGTCGTCTCCCTTCCACCATAAGTCTTTTACAATGTGAGAGGCGTTCTTTAGAGAGACCACAGGAGACTCCGGATGATCCAATTCTCCAAATGCATTGCCGTTCTTTACAAACTCCTGTAAGTACTTTTTACATTCTCTTTCAAGAATTTCTTTTTTGTAAACCCTACCGTTTTGGTTTTGGGCTTTGGCACGTTGCATTACTCCTTCTACCTCAAAGACCCCAGGTCTAGTTTTAGACTCTCTAATGATGGGTTTGAATGGGGTAATATCTACTAAAAGTTGTGACATAATGTTTTGTTAAATATCTACTTCTTCACCGTTGGCGTTGAAAGGCATACTAACGCCAATACCGCCGATACCGTCTCCGTCTGGATCACCTTCTTCCATATCAACATACACAACTTCGTCTGCCTGTCTTTTGTTCTCTGGTACTGGGTTGATAGCAACTACAGTCAGATCGTACTCGTTAGAATACTCTCCTACTTCAAAATTTAATCCGTTAGGAAAAGATACACTACTTACGATTTCCTTTTTACCGAAGTTTACTTCATTTAATGTTTCTTCTTTAGCAGATGTTCTATTCTCTGCTAAAAATTTTCTAAGGTCAAATGTATTTTTCATATTTATTTACTCTTTTCGTTTACTGGGGAGAAAACTGTTTGTTTAGGTTCTTCTTCTAGTTCACCACCGGCCTGTCTGATCTGGTCTTGGGTTAAGGTTTTAACTTTAGGTAAATTTAACTCACTGGTGAATCCTTTTCTTGTAACAGGTCTTAAATCTTTTTCAAAGTTTGATTGAATGGTAGGTGCTAAAAAGCCTCCTACTTTTAGTCCTTCTTCGTTTTTGATTTCTCCAAGTGTATTGTAGATCTTTTGGATTTTATCTCTTGTTTTGTCGTAAAACACTTCAATATCGGTTACTATGTCTTGTAGCTGGATGATTGATTGTTTCATTCCCGGGAAGGATTCATACTCGTCGGCAAGTTTTGCAAGATTGTTTGTTGCTGCCTCGTTTAATACTTCTTCGGATAAAATCTTTTTGATAATAGATTTAACAGATTCTTTTACTATCTCTTCTTCTTTACCCATTGCTTTTTTGATAGCCTTGTCTTTTGCCATCATATAATCATCCGAGTCAATGTTTCCATCATTGTCAAGGTCTTTGGCTTCTGCCTCGCTTATATATTCTTCAAGTTTGTTATCTATATAAGTTACAACATCATTCTTGGCATGAGGTATCATTCCGGGTTCGGTCATTGGTCCGTTTTTCCATTCTTCAAATGCCCTGACCAGTTTATCAACGGCCATATCAAACTTTGGACCCATTGCCTCAACATAGCCTCCGGTTTCGTAATCATTCTCGGTAACTACTTTTCCTCCTCTTGTTTTTTTTATTCTACCTTCGTTGATGATTTCAGTAGAATATTTCTTATTGATGTACTTCTTAAACTCTAATACTATATTTTTAGTATTAATAGATTTTAGTTTAGATTTATTCTCAACAAGGAAAGATTTGATTAGTTGTTCAACTCCAGGAACTTGTTTATATCTACTCTTTACTTTTTGGATAGATTCTTTTAGATCTGCTTTTTTCATTCCGTTAAATGTATCTACCTCTCCTTTTCCTCTTTTTACTTCAACCGGTTTGTCGTGTTTGTCGGTTTTTGAAGATTCTCCGGCCAAAAGATTAAGGTAGTGATTAGGGTCTTTTTTGATATTTTCTTCTGCTTTTTTAGTTGCTTTATCTAGCATTTCCTTTTCTACAGCAGCAGCACCGGGTTGAAGACCTAAAGCTTGAAGTTCATATCTGATTCCACGATCCAAAGTATCTAAAGAAACATTGAGTTCCTGTCTTTGATCATAAGCATCTACTTTGGTAGGCTTTTCAACTTTCTTTTGTTCAAATACTAGTCCTTTATTCTTTAGGATTTGAACTGTATCATTGAATCCATTAAACTGGGTGATGAGCTGTGGTTGTTCAAGTCTCATTTGTCTAACGAATTCTTTCTTAGACATAGTTCCTTCTTGAACTAATTTATATCGATCGGTAGCTGTTTTTTGTTTCATAGGTAATCTACTAGCTTAGTATTTGACGGCCGGGCCGGTCTTTTAATTTTTTTATATCCAAGTTTCTTAAGAGCTTTTACTGCTCGATTATCTCCACCTTTTCTAAATGCATAAGGGGTAAGATAGGCTCCGGCTGCACCAGAAGTGTTAGCCTCTTCAAGCTCTTTTATTACCTCTTTTACAAGTCCGGTCAATTCTTTCTTGGTCATACCTGCTTTAGTTCATTTACTAAATCATAGTATTGCATTAACCTAACAAGAGAATCATCTGTTATTTTACCTTTATTTGAAGGAATAGTAATCATTTTATAAACCTCCTGTAATTTAATCTTTGTAACATCATCTTTTACTCTTTCACTTAAAAGCTCTACCTGTTGTTTTATCTTAGTAGTTTCTTCAATGACAAGGTTGAGTAATTTTTTTTGTGAGTTAACTGAGGTAATAAATTCTTTTAGAATCGATTTTTGTTCCGGTAAAAAATCTCTATAGTTCTGATTAAACTTTTCAAGTAGTATTTTAAAGGTAAGTAATCTTAAATCTTTGTCATACTTTGAATACTCTTCTATTAGAGTATCCTTGATATTATCCTTGTCCTGTTTTTTAGAAGTTAAATGTTCTACAATACTTGCTTTATTGTTTACAATAAACTCCGGGTCTATCAGGGTGTCTGAGTTTTGAGCTTCAAGTAAACAGTAGAGGGAGGCCAGAGGCTTGTAGTTTTTTACTTGTATAGCAAAAAATTCATCTATATTATAATGCTCTTTAATATCCGATATTAGGTTATACTTTTGTTTCTTTAGTATGTTTCTATCAAGCCTTTTTGAAATTTCAGTAATAGTTGAAATAATTGCTTCTCCTTTAGATTGAGAGACTTTAGAGTTCTTTGTAAGAAACTCATACAGTTTAAACTCCTTTGCAAGTGTTGAATTATTGGAAAAATATTTCTTAATAATATTAACTGCAGGAGAATCTTTTCTATTCAATGTATCCGAAGCCACCTGCTTGACAAGTAACTCAAAAATAAGTCCTGTGTTACGAAATTTTGAATGCTTAATTTTCATCATACACGTTTACTCTAATAAATATGGTCTATTTACCTAAATCTTTAATATTATCTTCATTAAGTAAATCCGGTTCTATTGAATCGGTATTTTTAAAAACTATGTCTTTTAACATATCTCTATTCTTTAAGTAAACAGATTGAGTTTTAAGATTTTCCTGCATATTTTCATTGTCGGATGGATACCCTCCTTCCATACCATGTTTTCCTAAGGGGTCTCTTCCTCCTACCGGATTGCTATTTGTTCCGTAGACAGAAGCTTTCTCAGTTGGACGGCCACCCTCTGGTCCTGGCTGGCCCCATTCTTTATCTAATCCTGATTCTATTTCAGAATATCCGGTAGGAAGGTCTTCAGGTGTTCCTCCTTTAGGAGTTGCGACCGATCTTCTACCATACATCGAGGCAAGGTCATGTGGGGTACCGTAGGTTAGACCGGATTTGGCTGGATCGTTTCCTTCGTTTTCAATCTGGGCAAGTCTAAATAGACGTTTAGAATCCTCTCTTACTAGATCTCTCATTTCCATGTACTTATCTTCAGATAGGTTAAAGATAGTGTCGTAGATGTAATCGGTAGAAAAGAGTTTTGTATCCTTCATCTGATTTGCAAGATCTACTTTCTCTTTAAGAAGTGCTACTTTTTCTTGTTCAAATATTATTGAAGGGGTAGTAAGATTAAGTTCAAAGTTTGTTAGACTCTCTCCAGAAAATCCTTGAGAGTATAAATGCACAAGTGCAATTTTTGTAAGTTCGGATTCCATTATTTTCTGAATCCTTTCTACCGTTCTTGCAAATCTAATATCTTCTGCCGCAAGGGTAGCTTTTCCAGATAAGTCACCTTCATATCCGAAATAAGCTTTAGGTATTTTTAATGCAGCAAATAATTTTTCCTGTAGGTACCTAACATCGGTTACCCCATCATACTCTAATCCTTTTGAGGTATCAATACGGGTGGAAGTATCACCCCCACGAACTGGAAGATAGAAGTCCTCCATCATGTTCTGCATATTAAACCGGAGGTTGTATTGACCATCCTCTCCAACGTAAGGAGTTTTCTTTTGTTGATTGATTGTTTTTTGCATAAACTGTTCTACCTCATTCGGTGGAACATTTCCTACGTTAATATAAAACATCCTCTTTTCAGGTGCTCTCATAATTCTATGTATTAACATAGCATCTTCCATGAGTGTAACCTGTTTAAAAATCTTTCTACCAGGTTCTAAATAAGAACGACCGTAGGGAAGGTAATTTGTATCTGAAATTAATCTAAAGTGAGCAACTTCGTAACTATCGAAATTAACTACCCTTGATTGATCTTTCCTCTTTGGTAGGTAATTTGGATGTTGAGAAGATGCAAGGCCGTCTGGGTCTAGCTTAAAGTTAACCTTGGCAGGATTCTCAGGATCTAATCCTTCTTCTCTTACCATATGGTAGACTGTGTAGGGTAGAACATTATAAACCCCGAACTTTTCTGCTATTTCTAACTTTAAGAAAAAGTCTCCATACTTACACATATTACGTGTCCATGACCATAGGTTGAACTCTATATTTAAAACATCATAAAATAAGTTATAGAGAACTCTTTGGATGTTTTCATCTGATGACTTAATTGCAAGGATTTCATTTTGATCATTTTTTAATGTTGCTTCATCAGCAATAATGTCTAATGCAGATGCAATGATAGGATCTGTATCCATTGCCTCGTAATCTGAGTAAAGCTGTATCCTGAGTGTTTGATAGTTAAGGTTGGGGTTGAAGATATTTTTATTATTGTAGATATAGAGTCTACTAAATCTATCAACTAAGGAGTTAGTTTGATACTTACCTGTTGTCTGTATCTGGTTAACATCGGCTACCTTTAAGGTATCCCCGCCTATGTTTCTTATTACTACGTCGTTGGAAAAAAGTCTTCTAAGTCTTCCAAATAAAGAGGTATCCGCCATTCCGGTATTATTTTACTTATAAATAGGTTTGTTTAAAACAACCAGGAGATATCTTCTTCTCCGTGTTGGGTTTTAATAAGATAAGGATTTTCTCTCTGACTACCAACCGAACTCATGATTGCACTGTTTTTAGCATTTAAGTTAGAGAAGGAGGATAGCTGGGCTCTTGCAAGGTCCATGCCCTGCTGTCTTAACCTGAGTGCGGTGTCTCTGACATAGAGTCCGGTTGCGAATGCCATCAAGAGGTCATCATTGTATCTATCCTGTGCTTGAGCTTTACCGTTTTTCCATACAAATACTCTCATCTCCTGTAGCAATCTCTTGGATTGTAAAGTTACTGATCTATCTCTTACATACTCGAGCATCTTTGAAATAACAAGAGGACGAGTTCTGGCTGACATGGTAAACCCGGGGACAAGTTGGTCTCTTTCATACTTATTCATATACGATTCTACAGTCTCCATATTAGATTTAGCACTATAGTATAGATTTCTATACTCCCGTTCCATTACCTGTTCAACTGTAGCCCAGCCAATGTTTGCATTTTCTACAACTAGTAATGCTTCATTATATTCTGATGCTATCCCTACTAGTACATTACCGAACTCCTTGGGTGATAGTTTACCTTTGTATTCGGCTACCTGGGTTGCTGATTCAATGTCAAATACGTGAAAGGCCGAAAAGTCGGTTGAGTCCCCTCTTGCTACATCGGCTACAACCATATAGTCTTTTGAGTAATCTGCATTTTCCCAAATCCATAGATTACTATCTACCCCTCTCCTTTCAAGAGGATCTCTTTGATAGGTTTCTTCGTAGAAAGTTATATCGTCTGGTTCAAATACTGTATCCCCGGATGCAAGAAAGTCAGTATCGCATTCCTGTCCGGCCATTCTAGGACCTAAGTCTCTATCTTGTTGATCCCTCCAGGACTGGTCTCTTTCCGGATGAACAGTCCAGGGAAGTTTGATTGGTAAAAAAGAGTTTTCTCCGGATTCGGCTTTTTCCCAGGTTTGATGAAACCAGTTACCGATTCCGTTAGGGGTGGATAGGGCCATACACTGCCCACCGGTGGCTAGGGTTTGCTGTGCTGCAGTAAAGGTTTCGTCGATGTTTTCAATAAAAGCTGCCTCATCCATCAACAGTAAGGATACCGCTTCTGATCTTGCAGCATCAGGAGATGATGATTTTGCTTGGACTTTTGATCCGTTTTTTAGTCTCAAAGAGAGTTTATTCTTTTCAACTGCCGGTAACTTTAACCATTTAGGTAGTTCATCATACATA